CGCCTGCCATTGCGGCTTGTTCCGTTCGGCAAGGTTCGTGGACAAGGCCGCGATCGATGCCCTGGTCTCGTTCGCCAATGAGGTGACCGCAGCTTCCATCGCCTTGAAGCCGGCCCGCATCTCCGATTCCATATCGGTCTGCCGGCGCCCAAGGTTGGTGACCCGCTCCCCGAGCTGCGCCGTGACGGCATCTGTATAAACGCGGTGGTCGTTTCCGTTTGCCATGTCATCGTTCCCTGCCATCAGTCCCCATGCCCTTTCGTATGCGTATGTGAGAGAAGAAGAAGAGCCCCGCGGATCACCAGAACCACGACGCGATAGTGATCAGCACGAAGCCCGCGATGCACAGCACCGCGAACGGCTGAGTGTGGAGGAAACGCATTGGCGACCTCGTCCGTTGTGTTACGATGAATTCCGGAGGCACGGCGATGCCGCACTGCATGGGCTGCAAGGATACTGGCTGGGTGTGCGAGGCTCACCCGAACAAGCCGTGGAGCGGACCGAGCGCATGTTTATGTGGGTCATCCGGCATGCCGTGCCCCCGCTGCTCCGCGGATGCGGACTGGAATGCAGACCCTGACTTTCCGCCGGATGTACGCGGGGTCTTCCGATCTGTGACGCGCGTAGGCGGGAAGAAGGTAAGCTAACTGTTAATTTAGATATGCGAGAAATTGCATCGGTAGGGGAACGCAATCGGAACGGCTCGCAAACTGAAGGCGACCGTGGAGACCGCATCCCCTGAATAGGTGATGTGCGTCCGATTCACCTGTAATACTATGAACCGATCATGTTGGAGGGGGTACATGCGTAGGAACTATCGGTTCACCAACTTTGATGACTACATAGACAACAGCGATCTGCCGGAGCGGCTAATCTCTATTCTTGAGCGGTCGGGTTTCGAGCGGCTTTCCACTTTAACGCGTCTGAGCGATGTCGAACTCTTACTCTTGCCGAACATCGGGCCGTATTACGTAGCCGAAATCAGGCGGGTTGCACCGCGCAGTAGCACCCCGCACTAGTGCCGAGGGTCTTCAAACGTCCGCTACTGGAAAAAAACGGCTGCGCGTGATCAAGTGACGGGAACGATCAGAATAGCCCACAGTTCGATGAGAGCCGCGAGGGCATTGCTTCTACCCAGGACAGACGCCCTCCACTCCCGCAGCTCTCGCGGCACCTCACCGCATCAAGCTCCCCCCGATTTTGGGGGATTGAAATCGCGCATCGACAAGGCTTCTGTTCGCTTGGCACCGGCGGCGCAGGCGTCGGCGCTCTGAGCGGTCGGGGCACGTGTGGAGGTCCCGGCCGCTTTTGATGTCGACGATGGATTGCCGCTGGAACTTCCTCCCCTAGATCTCGATCAACTGGGAGGTAAGGAAATGGAAGTGCAGGCATCCACGGCAACCCCGTGCCTGGGGGAGCAGACCGCTATAACACCCTATGTGATGGCGTCAGGCTTCGCGATTCTACTTGCCGTCGGCCTATTTCTTCTACTCGCTGCATGGAGAGCAAGAAGCTAATCACCGCCCCCTTCCACGATCAGATCTCATTCCTCGCTCATCCAGACGTCCGGGTGGCGAGCCGGACCAAGTGGAGCGACTACGATCCAACTGACCGAAGTCACAAAAGTGTTGCATCTCAGCTACAGCATTCGCGGCTGATGCTCTTATATTCCCTCTCCGAATCCAAGGAGACTAAAATGAAGAAGTTGCTCTATACCGTAGCTGCGATTGCTGCACTTAGCGGGATTGCAAATGCCGCAGATGCAGTCGATCAGATTCCGGCCGCTCCGGTCGCGGATGTTGCGCCTGTATTTACCTGGACCGGTCCGTATTTCGGCGTTCAGGGCGGTGGCGCATGGCTCGACGGGGATTTCTCAGCCGGTGGCTTGAGCGCGTCGGAAGATTTCGATGGCGGTATCTTTGGTGCTTTCGTTGGATATAACTGGCAATTCTCGAACGGCTTCGTCGCGGGCATCGAAGGCGACGTCGACTACAACTGGAACGAAGAGACGCTTGGCGGCGTGGATATCGGAACCGACTGGTCGGGTTCCGTTCGTGCGCGGGTAGGTTACGCCTTCGACCGCGCGCTCATCTACGCAGCGGGCGGCTGGACCGTAACAAACGCCTATGTCGACGGCGGTGGCGTAGATGAAGACGAAACCTTCAACGGCTGGACTATCGGTGCGGGGCTTGACTATGCTGTCACCGATAACATTTTTGGCCGTCTCGAATATCGCTATAACGATTTCGGGGACAAGGACATCGCGGGCGTCAATGTCGATCTCGATCAGCACGTCGTGAAGGTTGGTCTCGGCGTCAAGTTCTGAACCACAGAATACAATCATGCAAATCCGAGCCCCGTCGTCGCTGGCGGGGCTTTTTTTATACCACTCGTAACACCCGCAGCTCTCCGGGCAGTTCACCTACCTCTTTCGGATGAGTTGAAGCGCACATACGGTTGCGTAATATCTGGCCCGCTCCTTTAGATCGCAAAGATCGATTTCCTGTTGGAGGGGGTCCAGAAAGAGGACGTGGCCCGCGCGGCGGATGACTGCGCGGGCCACTCAAGACGGGACACAGCCTTGGAGCGCTGCAATCATGAGAGCATCAGCAGCACGCGAATTCATCCTCAGCGTCGGCGTCTTCTTGCTGATCGTCATTGGCATACTGGCGGCCGTCGACTGGATGATCACGTAACGTCTGCCCGCTGAGGTGATCACGGACCCTCCCCGTGCCGGGCGCACTCCTCGCGGGTCCAGACATCCGCCGCGCAGATGCCAACCACCGTTCGATCGATCTTCCGCTGATCTGCCGGTGTCGCCCCACGGGCGCCGATGAGATCAGTCCCTACCACCCGGCGTAGCCCCGCGACACTTGCGGGCTGAGAAGTCCCACAGGCCGTCAGGGCAAAGGTCAAACCGAGAGCGGTCATTGTCCGAAGCGTCACCAGCTTCATTGTTCTGCCTTTCGATGGATTGACGGACATCATCGCCGGCTTGCTTCCAGAACCAGCCGGCGATCAGCACGAGGATGATGAGGATGCCGAGCGCACCTAGGATGCGAGGGGTCGAGAGCATCAGCCGACCTCCGCCTTGATCTCGCGAACGGCGGCAATGATCTGGCTGCGCAGAAGGACGAACAGGAGAAGCACGACGATCAGAACGATGCCGCCAGCAACGATCGCCTGCCAATCCATCCCTGCGAGCCAACCGAGGCCAATCGTGGAAAGGCCGCCGCCACCCGTCAGCCACGTCAGCCAGTCCGACTTTTCCTTGACCTTCTGCTCGACCTTCTGGGGCACGACAGGCTTGTCGACCGGCACCTCGACCTTTTCGACCGGCTGCCCTTCTGCATGCCGGCGCTTGACCTCCGCCAGGACGGAGCGAACCTTGAGCGTCGTCACAGCGGCATGCTGGCCGCCGTAGTGCCCCTTCCCGGCCGTCGTCGGCAGGCTCGCCCATTCCTTCGCGAGGTTGTCGATCAGCGTGTCTTCGCTCAGCCGGCCGGCGAGATACTTGTCGATCCCGCGCTGCCCGAGCAGGTAGCAGGCCATCTCGTCCTGGCAGTCCTTGTCGAACTTGCGTGTTGCTGGGTAGCGCGATGGCAGATCCTTCCGGATGTTGCGCGCCGTCGTGCGGACGATCTGGTACCGGCCGCAAGCCGAAGAGATCAGCGCGTTCTTCGGATGCTTCAGCATCTTCGTCTGCAGCGCGTCGAGCTCGGCGAGCGTCATCGAGACGAGGTTCACATCGCCGCCGGTATAGGCGCCATAGGCCAGCGTCTCGTTATAGCCGTTCCCTTTGTCCGTGCCCTCGGTGAAGCCAATGAGATCGAGCATGGGGCGGTAGACGTAGTATTTATCCATGAAGAGCCCTCCTTTGGGCACGGGAAGGCGCCGCCGCATTGATGCGTCGTGCCGTAAGTATTTTCCGATGTTGATGAAGTGGAACCTTGGATTTCTTCGCCGCGTTTATTTGCGCCGCGGCGCAATAGCTTCTTCACCGGCGCGCGCGGTGAGGTCCGGCGCATCTGCCTTCCTTAATGCGCCGACCTCTTTTGTCTCACTTCGATACAGAACTGTGGATGTTTACGAAGCATTAGCTATGGCAGGTAACGGAACTTGAGTGACCTCAAACCAGTGGCACACTTCCAGCACCGCAGTTCCATCTGGTTACCCCACCACCTGCGGACAGAGGTCCGGCACTTTACCCCCAATTCTGTGCCGGACCTCGCTTGTGGAACGCGGCTGCCCGGTAATCAGTTAAAAGATGCTGCGACTCGTGAGTTCCAACACCTCCGCGTCGTGGCCGGAGGCCGGTTGCTTTGCCCATTTGCGCCGGCCTCCAGTCGTATCGTGACTTTGTGGCCTCACGCGCTGGAACGGCGCGTTCACCGAACTGTTAGGATGTGCCGCAGCGGGACTCCTGCCCCCGCAGGGCTGCGGCCGGAGGTCGGTCGCGTTTACCTGTAGCGCACCGGCCTCTTGTTCTGATGCAAACACCTGGGAACAGCGCGGCCGTATGGATGTTAGAATATGCTGCGGAGCATGAGCACCCACCCCCAGCCCAGCCGCAGCCGGAGGCCGGTTGCATTCACCGTCGGGCGCCGGCCTCTTGCTATTCAGACCAATGGCTATCCTCTGCGAAATCCGCAGGGATGGGGTCGAGCGCCTTGAGCGCCCAGCTCGCCGCATAGAGCGCCGAGACGTATTCGGAGGATTGCTGCCAGAGCGACATGATCTGAGGTGGCGTCAGCTCATGGTCGACATTGTCGCCGTCCCGGAAGGTCGTGAGGGTTTCGGTATCGCCTGCAGCAAGCCGCAACTGTGCCCCAAGCGCCAGATTGGTGAGGTTGCGAGCATCCTCGTCCCGGCCGGTCACCCGGATGCCGTCGATGATCTTGCCGGCGACGATCCGGCGGGTGCGCTCACCGTTGATGCCATCGCAGAGCGTCTGCCGTGCGGCTTCGGCCTTATGCTCGGCCGTGATCATCTTCGCGGGATCAACCGTCCACATCGGCGGGCTCCTCTTCTTCGGGTTCGGGCATGGGTGCCGGCGGCGGATCGAACGGGATCGCCAGCGGCCCGTCAGGCGGGTTGATCAGTGGCGCGGGAAAGGCGACAGCCGCCGAGGGGCTGGCACCATGCGGCAGGATCAACGTCAGCCGCAGCTCGCCGCCGATCCGCTCGACCGGCCCGACGATCCACTCGCACGGCACTTCGCCGGACGGTATCGTCGCGCCGTCCAAGACGCCGGAGAAGTCGAAGCCTTCGCCATTGATGGTGAGGATGTCGCCGCTCTTGCTGACGGTCAGGGTGTCGTCGCGACGCTGGGGATAGAAGGAAATGCGCATTAATACCACCTTCCGGTTACCACAAGGCGGACAGAGGTTTCCGCACTGAACGCCGTGCCGTTATTGCGAATTCGCCATGCCGTGCCGGTTGCCCCGATAGAACACTTGTAGACATCCTGCAGGTTTGCAGTTCCCGCGAACGTGGCCGAAATACCGCCCCAAGGCCTCGATGTCGCAAAGGCCACGGGATAGGTGACATCAGCAGTAGCTCCCGCCCCAAGGTTCAGAAGAGCGGTAGCCTCCGCTATCTGGGTTCCATCGGCGAGCCGCATATATTCGCCGCTGGCATTGCTGCCCCGCTCGATGATCGCGCCCGTCGGCACTCCACCGGACTGAGAGGTGGAACCAAGCAGGCGATCGCTGGTGACATCCCACGCCTGCCACGCTCCGGAGACCTTCCGCCTGACATAGCGTCGAGGCGCAGAGCCGGGATAAAACTCCTGCGTAGCATTGTTCGCATCATACTGGATGTGATTGAGCATCCCGTTTTGGCCAGCCGGGTTGCCGGGTACCGCGCCGCCGCCTCGATACCATCCGTCCTCCGTGATCGCGTCGAAATCTGCGGCGGTCATGGCGATTGCCCGCAACCGCGCTGGCAGTTGCCCATCGGGTATCGTGCCGAGCGTCTGGTAGATGGTCGGGCCGTCCGCATCGTCGAGGATGGTTCGCGCGAACGGCGTGAAATCCGTCAGCGCCATTGTCCCGGCGCCAGTGCCATACGGAAGCTTGTTCGCGGCGAGGACGAGACCGGCGAACGCCTCGAAATTCCCCGTTCCTCCGAGCAGCTCGATCAACTGCCGCGCCTGCGCCGTAACCCGCGAATTGTCGCCCTGGAAGCGCAGACGATAGGCCGCGCCGGAGAGAGCGGCACCCCGAACACCGATGGGATAGAGTGTCAAAGACGTATTCGAATTGACGCTCTGGACAATGCCGTGCCAACCGGCCGCGAAGAACTCGTCGCCTTCGCGGAAGCCGGCCGTCAGCCAAGCCGTGCCGACACCGGTTACCGCAGTGCCGCCGGCAGAGACCGTGACAGTGCCGGCCGTGTAATCACTCAGCAGCGCCATTGGCTTCCTCCTGCAGTTCGGCCGTGACGCGACGATCCTCAAGCAGGTCGTCCCGCTCATTCTTCACGGCGTCGAGTTCAGCCGCGAGGGCATCTCGCGCGGCTTGCATAGCGGTGAGTTCCGCCTGGAGCTGATCGCGCTCGCTGGCTCGGTCGGCGACGGCCTGGGCCAGGACAAGGTTGCGTCCCTTAAGGAACTCATGCTGCGCAGCGAGCTCGCTATAGGCGATCTCGGGATTGATCTTCATGGAAGTGCTCATGGTGTGGGGATGCCAAGGATGTAGTAGCGAATGCCGATGATCGGATCCGGGGGGTAGTCGAACTCCCATCCGGAGCCCGACGTCCATCGCTCGAAATAGGGGTTGCCGTTGAAGGTCCAGAAAGTGGCGGCGTTTCCCGAAAGCACGCAGTAGGTCGAGTAGCCTTGATGGTACCGGGTCGAGTTATTGTAGTTTTCGGTAATCCGGGTCTGGGGCGGCCGGCAGAGCTTGCCGAGTGTCGCATGCTGGTGGACCGTCATATATTTGACGATCGGGAAAAGCCCGGCGCTGTTGAAGTTCACGGTGAACGATTGTCCCGGGTTCACACTTCCAGGCGGAACCCTGTTCGGCTGTGACGCGATGGACTGATAGCCCTGTGCCAGCACCTGTAGGCAGGGCCATCGACTATCGAGGAAGATGTCGGAGAACCTTGGCGGATTGCCAGAACCGGGCCGCAGGAACTGCACGACATCCTGAGTGCCGTCATTGAAATGTCGGAGCACATCGTTCGCGCCGGATGTCGGAGGCACGTCATCAAAGGCGATGACGATGAACCGCATGCGGCACGCCTTCACCAGATTGTTGACGTAGAGTTTCGTGCCGGAGAACCAGTACTCCACCGTCAGCGACGAGCCGTATTGGCTCATCGGGAAAACGATTTCCTGTTCGTACAGGAAGAGATCGCAGACGGTGTTGATGTTGACCGGAAAACCAAGCTCATAGATCGTCTGCCCAAGCGGAAGGGCAATGTCGTCGCCCGCGATGACCGAAGCCGGACGGGACGAGGTGTCGAACGCAAGCTGAGTGGGCGTTGCAAATCGAACGTCATAGCCGGGCTTTGCCACTCGGCAGGCGGTGTCCGAGATGTCGAACGTCAGCTGCCCGACTACGGGCGCCCGCTCCTCGCCGTCGAGAATATCCTCCTCATCGCCGGGAAAGCGCCAGACCACCACAACCTTGTCGTAGTCGGCAGCCCCCAATGATGAACCTGTCGATTGAGAAAAATTGAGACCATTCCCAGGACGCCCGAAGAATTGATCAAGCGGGCCGCCAGGAGCGCCGCCGACCGATGGCATGTCCTCGAACCAGACGTGCCCGCCACGATCGATCGTCTCGTAATAGCCGGGCTCGCGGCCGAGATTGTCCGGTTGGCCCTGCGTTCGGCTGCGGTTCAGCTCGACGAACTTATTGTCCGCTTTCCGCCTGATCTTCACGTCGAAGACGGGCAGCACATACGGCAGCGTCGGGAAGAAAGTGTTCCTGACGAACCAAAGCGTCTGGTTGAACTGATTGTAATAGGCGCTGGTGTAGGTATTCGGCCCCGCGCCCGACGGCGTGTAGATCGACGTCGCCTGGATCGTGAAGTTCTTGATCGTGTCGACCTTGATGTCCTTGGCCCATTTCGAATTGTAGTAGAAGGCAGACACCTGGCTGTCGGGAGTATTGGTCGGGTCGATCGTGCCCTTCGTGATCTTGATGGACTGAACGCCTGCATAGTCGTTGCCCATATGAAGTTCGGTCATGAGCTTATCCGGATCGTTCCAGCGTTCAGGTTGATGACCATCTTCCCGTTCGCGCTCTGCAAGATGCCGGCGGTGACCGTGCCGATGTTGGCGACGTTCATCCGGACGGCCGTGCCGTCGACCACGAAGGGATTGTTGAGATTGCCGCCGGCCACGACGATGAACTGGCCGGCTTCGACGACGAACCGCGTCGGCAAGGCGGCATTGTTCGGAACGTCGAGATACCAGGCGGCCGACCGCCAGCCACCCGTTCCTCCTTGGCGTGCCTCCGCGCCGATGCGGGAATAGCCGCTCGGACCCGACATGGCCTGCATGCGGAAGTTTGCGGTGTTAACGTCACCGCTCGTCGAGGCGGCTGAGATCGACGTGAGCGCGCTCGCCACGGCCGACACTTCGCCGTCAATCGTGCTGACCTCCGCCTGCAGCGCCGAAACGGCATTCGCGACTGACGGAAGACCGGTCGACGGGTCGAAGACTTCCGCCTCCAGTTCGTCGACGGAAAGTGCCAAAGCCGCATCTGCGCTGGAGAGCGCCGCGAGTTGACTGGTGACCGTCGCCTGGTAGCTTCCGAAAGAGGTGTTCAGTGTCTCGATGCGGGTCGAGAGCGCCAGGTCGGCGGATACAAGCACATCCACCTGCCGCATGTATTCGGCAGTGATGTTGTTCCGCGTAGCCGTCAAATCCTCGCGGATCTGCTTGCGCTCCCACGAATTGCCGAGATCCTGGTCGGCGACGAGGAGCGCGATCTCCTCAAGGCGTTCGAGGACTTCTCGCCGGCCGGCGCCGAGCCAATCCTGATAGTCCTTGAGGTCGTCGCCGAGCGTTTCGAAGCCGATCACGCCATTGTAAGGTGACGTAAAATTCCCTGTCGGATCGTCGGTCGATACCCAAGGCGTATAGGTCTTGAGGCGATCGGGCACGGTGGTAATCGTAGCGCGCGCCACATAAACCTTGCCGGAAACGACATTCTTCGTGGTGACATGACGACCGCTCTCCGGGTCAGCGGACTGGTCCTCAAAAAGCTCTGTCGTGCCCTCGATCTGATAGAAGAAGCGAACGGCCGTTATCGTTGGATCGTCAGGTGGCGTCCACGTGAATTCCAGTACAGGAATTTGGTAGCCGGCCGCGCCAGTGATCAGTCCAGCCTCGACGTTGAAGTTTTGAACGGTCGAAAGCAGAGACGGATTGATCGGCGGCGTCGGCGGGATGATTACCGGGCCGGGCTCGATATCCTCGTCATCGTAAATGTCGGCGCCGGTTTCAGTGAGCTTCAGGGTAATACGGAACTGCTCGTCCAACACCCATTCAGAGATCATCCACTCCCGACCGCGCCAGACGACCCATTCCCCCTCCTGCACCTTCAGGCCGACGCGGCGGCTGACGGGCAGCGTTACCGTCCCGCCTTTCCGGTTCTGGCGATACCGGATGTTGAGCAGGTACTGCGCTACGTCGGGGTCGGTGACCTGGAGAAAGTCGTTGGTCGCCTGACGGTTTCGGCCATCAGCGGCGATGTCCGCATTCACATAGACCGGCTTCAGACTTTCCGGGCTCCACAATGCCTCGATGGACAGGAACTGGCCGGAAAGGTGGTTGAACCGCTCGAACGCCGACTTGCGGTACTGAATCTCCTTGGCGCGATCGATCGGGATATCGTCGGCCGTGATTTCCAGTACGGGGATTTGCGGCGCGCCCGGGATGACCCCCGAGAGGCCTCGACGGTTCAGCCCATAGCCGGCCATCGCATCGTCGAACTCTTTCAGGATCTCGGTGTGATCGTCTTCCCCGGTCGCCCAGAGCGAACACTGATAGGTTTTCTTGCCATCCGTCCGGAGCGTGTCGCAGACGTTCATGGCGACGAAATACGTGCCGAGATCGAGCTGACCGAGGCTCTTTCCTTCGCCGATCAGCGTGCGGCTCGAGACCATCGCCCGGAGGCCGAGCTGATAATTCAGCCGGTGAACAGCCGGGTTCTGTGTGTGGACCCAAGTCGAAGGATCGTTGATGCGTTGCGGACCGGAGCCGCCGGCCACGGTCGAATCCTTGCGAGGATCATATTCGCGCAAGCCGCGAAGCACGAACTCGATATCCGGCTTGCCCTTCGAAAAATAGTCGGCGTCATACTTTCGCTCGACGATGACGTAGCAAAGCCCGGCATTGACGCTGGTGGACTTCCACGTCTGGCCCAGACCAGCGGTATCGGCAACCAGCTTCTCATCCACGCCCTGACCAGGACGACCGTCATAGAACCGGAGCTCCAAAAGCGTATCGGAGCCGTTCTCAAAGCCAGTCACCCAATATCGAGCAGCCTCATTGCCGATCACCGGCTTGGAGATCAGATCGTGCTTTTCTCCGAAGAAATAGACGTAAGGCTCAAGCCCGTCGCACCAGCCATTCGCCAGTATAAAGACCTCGGCATTATATCGGTTTCCCTTGCCCCATTTCGCATAGAACTGCCGCTGCCCTTTCGCCTTGCCGATCCCGAAGAGCGTGCCGACCGGAACGTCGCCGCCATATTGGGTTTCCCCCTGCACGGCGCTGTATTTCCGCTTCTTCGGCCGCTTGAGATAGCTGATACCAAGCTGCGCCCCGAACGCGAGCGCGCCGCCGATGACCGATGCGGCAAGAGCCGAGCCAGCAAACAGCGCACCGGCAATCGCCGTGCCGATCGCAGTGAAAATGGCCATTCAGGTTATCCGAGATGAAAGGCTGCGACGACGTCGGAAAGGCCGTGATCTTCCCTGCCCTTCTCCGTTTTCGTCACAAAGCGCGTGCCTAAGCAGACGCCGACGTGTTCGGCGCCATCGGCCAGACGAAGGATGACGAGATCGCCGAAACGGGCTCCAGCCGCGCTCACGGATGGCCGGCCAAGTTCAGCGGTCCAGAAGTCGATGAGGCTCTTGAAGCCGCGTTTGCGCAAGGCACGCTGCGCGCCGGCAAGGGTCTTGTACGCTCCGGCATACTTCCCGGCGATCTGCGTCCCTTCGAGTGCATCGACGAGGGCACAGCCCATCATGAAACAATCGGACTTTTCGGGAGTGCCATAGGCATACGGCTTCGCAAGCTCCGCGTTCAGCGTAGCTTCGACAGTACGAAATCTGTTCATGGCTTTACCGGCTGACCTGTCCCCATTCTTCGGGAATGGTGGCGTTGGTGGCGACGTATTCGAGACCGGTGTCGGTCGCGAGGTTGTCGAACTGCTGCTCTGCGATTGAGCGCTTGACGCCCGTCGAGCCGCGCGCGGAGCGTCCCGGCGGCTGAAGGTCGATCGACAGCGTCAGGGAACGCTCCGAACCGGAAACCGCGCCTTCGTTGAACCGCACCTGGTCGATCTCATAGATGGAAGAGGCAAGGACACCGATCACCTGATCCGTGTCCGGGTCGCCGGCCAGGTGAGCGATGATCACTGGCGCGTTCTGGTAATTGTAGCTCTCAATCTGCGCGACCGCGTCGTCGGGATTGCCGACCGGGATATTCGAGAAGACGATCGTGCGGGTGCTGACTGCGACCCCGACGGCGCTCGACATACTGCCCATCTGCAGGAAGCGGTTCGGCAGGTAGGTCAGGCCATTGTAGGTATAGGGTCGGCCGCCGCGGTGATAGCCGACCGTCTTGCCCGGCAGATCGAAGCGGATGAGGTCGAGGCGCCGCAGCCGGCCAGCATTGACCAGCGCCTCTACATCGGAATCGAGAACGCTCATGAGAAGAATACCTCAGTCGCGGTGAACGACGGTGACCGGCTCGCCCATGACTTCGTCCCATCATAGCTGCCCGGGTCGATCTGCATCGTGCAGGAGGGCTTTTCGAAGTGCACCGTATTCGCCGTGCTGAAAACACCGGTGTCGAGCCCATACTTGATCGAGAGCGTCACCACACCGGACGCATTCGCTGTCGCGGCCGTCATGATCCGGTGAAGAGACCGCACCAAGGCGCTCTTGCGGATTTCGACATAGTCGCCGGGCGAAAGCTTGAACGCAGCCGGCAGGCCCGAGACGACAATCGTGCGGCTGTTCGTGATCGACTGAAGGACCGCCTGCCCGTTGAACGCCCCCCCCTGGGCTCGCGTCCCGGAGAGAGGCTGACCGTTGTCATGGGCTACCGGCCGTGGGCGGAAGGCGTCATAGGCAAGGAATGTCTCGCCATCGTCGCCCGCCTGCATCATGAAAGCGTCCATCACGCCATACTCGGGGCGCAGAAGAGGCTTCGCGACGTAGCGGGCCACCCAATAAGGCGTCCCGAAGGTCTGCGCCTCTGTGCGCCTTCCCTCCATCTGGTTGGTATCGCGCGGCTGGACCGGGTCGAAACTGCACTCGACCCAGCCGATGGCGGGCAGCAGGATCGGATCAGCCATGCTGTGCCTCGCCGTTCTGGTAGAGGTTCTCCCTTGCCTTGTTGTTCTCCTGCACGACCGTAACCGCCACGTCCTGACTTTCCGAACGGATCGTGGGCCGGAACATCGGACCTTCTTCCCCGATCACGCGAAGGACGATCTCGCGGGGCTGAGAGCTCATTTGCGAGCCATTGGCAGCGGAGGCATTCTGGTTTGCAGCCGGGAAGATGCGATGGTTCGGGATCACCTCCTCGCCGCCCTTAAAGCGGACGAGCTCGGGACCCTTTTCACCCACCCACGCAAGGCCGGGACGGGCCGCGGGCGTGCCGGCGGCGTAGAGCCCTACGCCAGGACGAGAAGGAAAGGCGCTGGTGCCACCGCCGAAAAGCGAGCCGAAGAGATTGCCCAGGAACCCGCCTCCGCCGCTGCTGGCGTTGCTCACCTTGAACACGGCGTCCAGAACCTCGTTCAGCAACTTGTCCGTGATCCGGTCAAGCACGCCGAGCGCCGCGTTCCCGAAAGACTTCCAGACGCTTTCGCCGTTCTCAAGCCCAGACCGGAAATCGTCGAGGAAGCCCCGCGTGGTGTCCTTTGCGAACTCCATCTGCTCTTTGATCGCTTTCGTCCCAACCTCTAAAGATGCCATGCGCTCTGCGAGCCCAGACAGTTCGGCCCGCTGGGCTGCGGTGAGAGTGATCCCGCGCTGCTGCGCCTGGTTGAGGAGATCGGTTTCGTACCGGAGTTTCAGTGCTGCCTGTTCGGTGAGGCCAAGGGCGTCCCGTTCCGCCTGAAGCGATGCGATGCGGCGGTTCGCGCCGTCCACGATGTCGTCGTAGCGCTCGGCCTCCGTCTTGCCGCGCTTCTTTTTGCCCTTCTCGTCAACCGTCTCGATCCACTTGGCGAGTTCCTTCAACTTCTCGGATGCCGCAGAGGCGCCCCGGGTGATGCCCTCGCCAAGCTCACCGATGTAATCGCGGTTCAGGGCGTCTTGGACAGCCTTGTTGCGGGCATCGATCGCCCCGCCCAGGTCACCGAAGCCGCCGTCCCAGGGCTTAATCGTGTCACCGATATCCCCGATGGGCGTGATCGAAACTCCAGGGATTTTGTTCATTATCCCGATGAGTTCATCGACACCGGCGGCGGCCTGCCGGATCATCTGGTTTACGCCTCGGATGACTGCATTCACTGCGCCTTCAATGGCTTTGCCGATGATGTTTCCAAAGTTGTTCCAGACGAACTTGATGTCCTCGTAGGCAGCCACGAACGACCCGATGATGAGGTTTGCTCCTCGCTTGGCATCCGCAACGACGTCGCGGCCGAAGATGCTTGCCAAGTCGTCGCGGAATATCACTGCAGCGGCGACAGCGGCTGTGAGGCCGGCGATGAAAGCCACAGCGGGATTTGCCAAAGCGAATGCGACCGCTACCGCGCCAAGCTGTGCGACCAGCCTTCCGAGCCACGCGATGAGGGACACGACGCCCGAGATAATCGCCGGCGCATAGAGCAATGCGACCGCGGCCGCGGCGGCGACCGCATACGGCGCGATGTCGTCGAGGATTTCGGCCAACGCCCTGAGTGTCGATCCTGCGAGCTTACCCCAATTGACCATTTGGATCAGGGCTGCACCTAGCGTGATCACCGCGATCGTGACGAGGGAAACCGGAGATAGGACCATCGCAAACGCCTGCGCGAGCCCCTGGATCGGTTTGTCCATGGAGGCCAGGACCATTGCAGCCTGCGTACCCTGCTGGAAACCGATTGTGAGGGCGGCCATACCTGCCTGCGCGCTGATAATCGAGTCCTGAACCTGTGCAGCGAGGTTGACGATGTTACCGCGATGGCCAGCAATATTGCTATTCGCAGCGCGGTTCATCATTTCGATCTGGCGGGATGCTGACTGAGCGGCGGCCCCTTCGCGAGCATAGGCTTGAGCGGCAGTAGAAGCAGCCCCAGTCGCGCCGCGGTTGGCGGCAGCTAATCCTTCGGTCGACGCTTCCGCCCTTGCCGCTGCTCCAGAGAGCCTGTTCAGCTCTCCTGTTGCGCGATCTGCGCCGTCAGTGTGCACTTGAATGCCAAGCTGGGCCACGTCTGCCATAGGTTGTCCTTTTCAGGAAACGAGCGCTATCGTCGCCTCCCCACGAAGGAGGATTCGATGAGAGCGCTAATGATTTTGTTGATCACCGCGGGTGCCGCGTCGGCTGACACCAAAGATGCCGCGTACCAAGCGGTTGCGGTTAAGATTGCCACGGCACACACGTGTCGGGATGTGACCGGCGATCCGAAGCCTTATGATGCCGCCGTTTTGGAGGCCCAGGCTAGGCTGAAGGCAGCTGGCTACAGTGACGCCGAGGCAAAAGAAAAGTTGCAGATCATCGTTTCTGCGCTGAAGCCAGCGGATACGAAATCAATAACTCCTCAGCTTTGCCACGACATGCTCAAGGCGATGAAGTAATACATGAGAGAGATTTACATACAAAGCTCTCACGAGGCGATATCCGCTCTTAAGTTGTTGCGGCCATCTGCTGTTGAAACGCTTGCCGCGATGCTCAGAGACTCCATCACCTCGCATCCTCGGGCAATTACGACCGCCTACCGGAGAGGTGGCGAGCAGTTACCCAAAGAAGCCAAGAAGGCGCTTGGCATCCGCGCTAATGCCTTCCTCTCCATACAAGCAGCGTCCGAACTGACGGACGATGGGCTAAAGCGCCCGCTTGAAGCCCATGAAATTACTCTTCTCCGCGCCCATTTTAATGCCATGCGCCGTGCGGCCGTAGAGAGGGCACAGACACTCGACGCCGACCATTTCGAGTACAGCACGATCTCAAGTCATTGCCCCGGCTGCGTTCGCCTGAAAGGTCACAAGATGAGCGTAGCCGATCTCCAGCCCGACCACCCACCTGACTGTGAGAGGGAAGCATGTCCTGTCATGATCGTAGCAAAGATCGATTTCATTGGGCGGGCGTTAGCAAAGTACAATGCCCAGAAGGATGAATAGGCCCGCCGAAGCGGACCAATCCGTTCATTTCGCCGCATCCTCCGTGATTGGTTGACGGGTCACGGCTACTTGAAAGACTTGACTAGTTACTGGTCTGCTGTTCTGAGCCATGACATTGTGAACGCCCGCGACATGCTTCCCGGCGCGCCATACGTCTGCCAAATGGCCGATTGAAAAACCTTCCAACCTGGGCCAGCTGCGTCCGCAAGCCGGAGCTGTAGTCGGATTTCTTTTGGACTAAGCATACCGATTTCCTTTGTTCTTCTGACTCGACTCCCGGTTGCCACCGTGCTTCCTTCTGAGCGCTAAGCTTAGGATGGGAAAATGGGGAAAGGTAACGGCCGGCCGGCGCGCCGCGTTCTGCCGCTTGACGATGTAAGCATCGAGGAACTGCTAGGGCGCATTATCATCAACTGGAACAACTTCGAAGCACTGTGCAGGAGCCTGCTTTGCCATCTCTGCGGCAGCCCGCAAGGCATTAAATCTCTGACAAACGAATTGAATGGTGCCTCTCTCTATTTCGCTCTGAGATCCGCAGGCACGGAGTCGGGGTTCCCAGAAACCCGCGACTTCGTTGATTGCCTTGCTGAAGGCCTGAACCGCCTGAATGAAGTAAGCGTCCGGTGAACACCGCCCCTAGCGCTGGTGGTGTGGAGGTTCAGTGATCTGACTGAAGTGCCGCGACGGCTGTTGCAGCCTTTTCGCAGCGCTGCGCAAGTTCCGGGTATGAGAGCCCCATCTGCTCCGTCGCGACCCTAAGGAGATATTGTGCGATGTCGTCAACTGAGGCGGCTTGATTAGCCAACATGGCGGAGACGGCGTCGGCGTAGGTATCATATTCGTCTTGGGCTTCAGGAGTATCCGACACCCCGATGGGGTCCCACTCGGTGAGCAGTATTTTCTGGATGATAGTTCGTTGGGCTTTACGATCCATCGCCGAACCTATGCCGCAACGGCTACTTTTTGCGTCGGCGTCCAATTCCACGGCAGCAGTTGCTCCAGCTTGGTCATCGGCGTGTCTGCGATGCGGGCGAGAACGTCGGCGAGCCACGCCTGCGGATCGATGTCGTTGAGCTTGGCACTCATAATCAGCGTGGCCATGAAGGCGGCACGGTCAGCGCCACGATCTGATCCGGCGAAGAGCCACGATTTTCTGCCGAGTGCGAAGCCTCTGAGCGCGCGCTCGGCGGCATTGTTCGTCAGGCAAATCCGGCCGTCGTCTAGGAATGACGTGAAGCCATCCCAACGCTTGAGCATGTAGTCGACCGCCTCTGCGACCGGAGAACTGCGTGACAGCTTGGACCGCTCGGTTTGAAGCCAAGCCTGCAGATCGTCGACGAGCGGCAGACTGTCTCTGCGGCGACGCTCCAGGCGTTGATCGGCGGAAAGGCCGCTGATCTCCCGTTCGACATCGAACAGTGCGTCGATCCGGCTGACAGCTTCCAGTGCCATTGGCGAGATCGGCGCGGCATTCCGTCCGCATTTGGGGTTCGCGGCAATATCGGCAAGCACGAAGAATTTGCGGCGCGAGTGTGCCCAGCACAGTGCCTGCGTCAACGGGCCGTAGTCGCGATCAATCTTGAACAGCGGATTGTATCCGCCATAGGCGTCCGCCTGCAGAATGCCGGTAAAGGTCTTCAGGTGGCGCTCCGGATGCTCCTGCCGTCGATCGCGCGAGGCATAATAAAGGGCCGCCGGCGGGGAGAGCCCGCCGAATGGTCGGTCGTCCCGGACATAGGTCCAGATGCGGCCCGTATCGGTCTTTCCCTTCGCCAGGATCGGCACGGTCGTGTCGTCGCCGTGCAGACGTTCGGAGCCAAGGACATGCGCCTCGATCAGGGAGTGAATGGGCTTTAACGCCGCGGCACAGGCTCCAACCTGATCGGCCAGCGTCGACAAGCTGAGGTCGACGCCCTCGCGAGCGTAGCGTTCGCTCTGGCGGTTGAGCGGCTGGTGCTGGGCAAACTTCTCAAACAGGATCATCGCCAGCAGGTTCGGCCCGGCAAAACCGCGGGGCGTCACATGGAAGGGTGCGGGTGGCTGCGCAATCTTCTCGCACTCGCGGCAGGTAAACTTCTCCCGCACCGTCTGGATGACCTTCCACTGACGCGGGATGACCTCCAGGGTCTCGGTGACATCCTCGCCGAGCTTCGACAATTTGGTCGATCCGCAGCAGGCGCAATTGGCGGGAGCTGCGATAACGACGCGCTCACGCGGCAGGTGTTCGGAGAACGGCTTGCGTGATGGGCGCTTGCGCTCGAAGGCTTTGACGGCTGAGGCTTTGGCGACGATCTCCGCCGCCAGTTCATCTTCGCATGCATCTGCCTCGAGTTCTTCGAGCTGCAGTTCCATCTGCTCCAGGAGCCGCGCCTTGCGCTCGGACCGGCTGCCATAGAGTTCACGGCGGACCTTGTCGATCTCCAGCTTCAGCCGTGCGATCATCGCCTCGGAATGCGATACGAGTGCCTTTGCACTGGCGGCTTCTGCCTTGGCGGTCGCCGCCTCTGCTTCGGCCACAACACGCCGAGCGCGTTCCTGGGCCAGCAGTGCGAGGGCACTGGCAAGGTCGTCCGGAAGCTCTTCGGTCGCATTGCTCATGACAGGATGGAATCATATTCGACCCCGTCATTCCAGCGTTTTTGCTTATCCGGCCGACGTCGGCCGCCAGGTCTTTTGCGGCATCCGCCAGTCTATGCCTTCCAGCAGATAGCCAAGCTGCGCGGGCGTGATCACCACCGTGCCATCTGCCGCTGATGGCCAGATGAAACGACCCCGCTCCAGCTTCTTCGTGAATAGACAGGCTCCCTGGCCGTCATGCCAGATCACCTTGATCAGGCCACCACCGCGGCCGCGGAATACGAACAGGTGACCGCACATCGGGTCGCGCTTCAGCGCCTCCTGCACCATCAACGACAGACCGGGGAAGCCCTTGCGCATATCGGTGTGGCCCGTCGCCAACCAGACCTTCACACCACTCGGAACCGGGATCATCGACGACCCAGCACGCAGTCGAGAATGCGGCCAAGCGCTTCCGTGTCTATGTCGCTATCCACGCGGACGCGCCGACCCCGCCCAAGTTCGATCGTTACATCACTGCGCTTGCGGCGAGTTGGTAATGTCGCCAGTGGCTCCGTGGCCGCAGGCTGGGCTGCCAATGCGACATCTGATACGATCACCGGCACCAAAGTCGCCGTGTCCGACCTCAGCTCCTCAGTTTGGCAAAGCTCCTTGCGCCAGCGGAAAAGTTGACTCACATGGATGCCGGCCGCGCGGGCAATCTCGGAGATCACCGCGTCTGGCTCAAAGCATGCAGCGACGAGGCGCTCTTTATCTTCGCGTGACCAGCGCCGACGGCGCTCTACGGACGTGATCACCTCTATTGGATGCTTCGTCATATGACTACTCCTAGTGTTACCACTAGCACTGGCAGTCAGCGGCCCGTCATCGCAAGACGGCCTTCACCGGGGGCTTACTGAATGAACATCGAAATTACTATGTCCACGGTTCCTCTAGGTACGAGGGGCCTACCGGCAAAGAGGAACTGATCCTCCAGACCGCGTATGCCAAGGGCGAAATTCGCGTCTACGAAGATAAGATCGACAAACGCGAGTTGTATGAGATCTCTTGCGATTGTGCGGATCTTGCTATCGAAGCGTTCAATCTGACTTGTTACTTAATGCTAAAAAGGCAGGGTCGAGATTGCGCATTGCCAGATATGCCCTTTCTGCCACCAAAGTTACAGAAGAGTCGCCGTAAGTAGCCACAACGTCATAGAGCGCGCGACGCATGCGCCAGGTAATCCCGTCTTCATCCGGCTCGTCTTCATGAGGAAGGCGGTTCCCGTCTGCTGTCATCCAACCTCTCCAAACTGAATCCCTAACGCGAAGCTCCTTCGCGCTCCCTTATCGCCTCTGCTTCCTTGTCGATCTCGGTAACATACCGGCTGTCCATAGCCCGGATGATCGCTATCTCCTCGCGCCGGAGGATATTGCCGGTGATCTGCAGCCACGCCAGAAGCTCGGAATTCGAAACAGGGTTTGCGCCGTTGAATCCTGGCGGCTGCCCTGATCTGATCTCCCAGAACCAGTCCCAGAGGAAGGCGCCGGCATCGGGAACATCGGCTTCCGGGCTTTCCACCTCGAAAGCTTCGTTCCGCTCGCGCCGCGTTTCGCCGTCCTTGTCCTTGATGCTGTCGTACCGCGCCGTGATGGCTACGGCTTCGCAGAGCCTTTCGCCGAGCTCTTCGTAAAATTTGCGCGGTCCTCGCTGGCTGCCGAGACCTGATCGTAGATCCAGCCGGCTTCCTCGACGACTTCGCGCGCCTTCTCGAAGGTGAGTTCAGGCTTTTCCCCCTTCCACGTGTGACCACCCCAATCCCAGGAGGCGACCGAAGCGGCAGCTCGATCGAGGTATTCCTCTTCAACCTTCGCGGAGGTCAGCTTCTTCTTCCGGCTGGCGAGGAACTTGTCCGAATGCTGCCGGACGATCTTCTTGACTTCGTTGCTTTCGGAGGAGCGGATCATGAAGGTGATGCCGAGGGGTCCCTCCGTCGCCGGGTCGACGAGCTTCAGTTCGAACAGGTCTTCAGAGTTGACGAGCTTGGAAATATCCATGGATCACCTTACGGGGTCAGGTCTTCGGGATTGACGCGGATCGGGAGCTGGTTGAGGCCGATCGTGTAGCGAGCGAGTTCGAAGTCATCGGAACCACCGCCGGGATAGAGCGGGCCGGACACGACGCCGCGGCTGTAAAGGATCGTGTTCGACCAACCGGCCTGCGGCTTGTCGTTACGCTCGATCTTGACGGCCATGTTGTTCTGGTTCAGCGGATCGCCGAACGTGCGGAGGATCACCTGGCCCGGATCATCTGCGAAATCCGCCATTTCGATCTGCGGGTCGCCGGCATTCGCGGTGCCCTTCTGCTTCTGCGTCACGGCCTCGTCCAAGGTGTTGTACGAGTTCATGGTGCTATCGGCGCCGAAGTCACCGATGTTGCCCACCTTTCCGACCGGAACCCAGGTCAGGCCTTCAAAACCTGCCTGATCGAGATCATCATTTTGGGAAGTGGCGCAGACATAGACCTTGCTGCCCTTCTTCGTGCTTTTGTTCGCCATGGCTCAAGCCTCCTGTGGAAAGGCGATGTAGGGGATGGTGACGGGTATCTGGACTGACGCGTCCTCGATGAGCGGGCCAACGGCCCAAGGCTCACTGCTGATCGTGATCTTCACGCCAGTGGCGAATAGGCTCTGGTTCTTGAAGTGGTCGATGATTTGGCCGGCGATGTTGAGCGGATCGATGATGCCGGTCCCCTTCGGCCAGATGACCGACACCTGAAGGATGCCTTGCCGCGGTTCCGGGTCGTCACCGATCGGGTATGGAATCGGCCGGTTCGGCATGAATGCCAGCCGGAGGTACTTGCTCGGCGTCGGTTGCCCCGCAGGCGGGAACGTCACGTTCGCGCCGGCAATGGGCATCGCGGGCGTGAAGGTCAGCATCGTCAGATGATCCATCATCGCCTTGAAGATGCAGGCTTCTGTTCCTGTTAGCATCAAAACCTCAAAGAAAAAGGCGGCTCCGAAGAACCGCCTCTGCCATCATTTACCAATTGCTAACTACACACTCGACTCTTGGTAAAGTTGTGCCATGATCTCCCGCGGGCAATCGGGGGATTAAACGTGACGTTCGTTTCGTTTGCGCGGCTGAGCATAGCCGCTGCAGTAGCTATTGCATTATCGAGTTGCACAACGACGCCAACGGAGATGGCGCAGAACCCCCGGCAAGTGCCAAAGGTAAACCTCTGTCGAACCTATCTCGAAACACCAGACCCCGTTCTCCAGCAGCAGATCCTAGCGGAACTTAATCGTCGCGGCCTCAATCCCTTCGACTGCCCGCCGATGGTCCAACAACAGAACCAAGCTGCGGCAGCCCTTGCCGCCGTTGCGCTAATTGGTGCAGCTGCTGCGGTATGTTCCAACGGGTGTGCCTCAACCAACACTTATTACCGCCCTCCTCCGACATACCAAGGCAACTGCCAATACTCATGGCAACGCGACGCAGCCGGGAATCTTTGCGGCAACCGTGCGGCTTCCGTTCGGCCCGGCGGGTATGGCGGAGGTTATCCAGCGGCGCCCACTGTGACCCGCTACGGCGTCCCTGTTACTGCGCAGGTGTATCCGACCGCGCCAGCACCTGTAAGCCCTACACCTCTCTACACGCCTCCCATTGTAGCTCCGTCTGCCCCATCTCGGCTTTACATTACGGGGCCACGGGGTGGCTGCTATTACATCAATGGCAATGGCAACAAGACCTATGTAGACCGGAGTATGTGCAGTTAGGCTCCCCAGATAGCGCGAAAGTGGGTCAATCTCCATTATGCGGAAGCCCTTGGACTGACCCCGCTTTGCCGCCAACCACGAAATGAAACGGGGCGAACGACCACTACAAAGCAAGTACAGAACGGAGGCCAACGTCGACGGCCTCCAGCTTTCTCATCGCCTCGGCTTCCAGTCGCTTCCGCTTCCACACCAATCGGCATTCGTGTATGTCCTTATCGATGTCCGAAAAGCCGCCACTCACCGACAGCGAAGTTTATGATCGCCTGCATCAGGCGTTTCTCGTTCTGGCAGGCGCGCGCGGCGAAACCCGGCACGGCGATACGGCCATTAGGACCGCTCGCCATATCCTGACGACGCTTCAAGCCGCTCTGCTCAAGAAGATGGACGCTACAGCCCAAGCCGACGCTTCAGATCAGCGGCCGTCCGATTGACGATGGTCTGCCACTGCTGTGCCGCCGAGCGAACG